AAGTAAAAGGGGGTCCAACGTATTGAATAACATAAGCAGAAGTATCTGTCAGAACTAAAGTATAATCTTTACCTGAAACGGCACCTATAATTTCATTACCTTTGTCTAATCTAAATGTCCCTGCAGTGTTGGTTGCTGTGGGTTGATATTCATTAAAGTTTTCTTGATCACTAAATCTAATAAGCATTGGATCAAATGTTGAAGTATCACCAATTGTAGTTTCTGTTCCAAAATGAAATAAATGTCTATCTCTATCGGATACTTGAGTTAATCTTGTTTTAGTAGGAGCACCTGACATAACGGTTGCTCTATTTGCTCTAGGTGTAGCAGCTCCTGCATTCCAGGTAAATGTTTTACCATTGTGAATAGTTGCAGTTAATATTTGACCAAAATTATCTAAAGACCATAAACCTGGATCTAAGATTACATTACTAGTAGCACTTGCAGTTCCCCATGTACCTGAGCTCCATGTATCAGTTCCCCACCCTAAACCTGCTGTTTGAAACGTTGGACCTACCACTTCATAAGGATCAATTTGTGCTGAACCTGTTCCTGAACTTGAAGCTGCGGAATTAGAAGGCATAGTAATTTCAAATGTATCAGCTGTTTTATTTAAAACTTCAAATGTATTCCCTGTAAAATCAGCTGTTGCATAACCTGAACTTGTTGGAACCGTTACTGATGAAAATGTTATATATCTACCATCCAATAACCCATGTGCTGTTTTATTGACAGTAACCGTTGGAGATCCAGATGTTGCATCAAAAGTAGCTCCCGTAATAGCCGTAGCCAATGGCGTAATATCATAAAATTCACTTTCATAATATAAAAATAAACCTTGAGAAGTTCCTATAGCTACATATTTTTCACCAGCAATGCTTGTCCAAGCATGTTGAGCACGTGCTACTCCAGGTAAAGTATTATTAGAATTTGTAAGTTGTGACCAACCCCCTATTTTTTCAGGTAAACCGTATCTAAATCTAACAAAATCACCATCGACCCATTGAGATTCAGCCCCAGAGTCAGTGGCTTGTTTGTTAAAACCAGGTTTAAAGTTAAGTTTTTGTAGCATATATTATAAAGGAGACAAGGGGTATGTGGTGGTGCCCTGCCTCCATCTAAAAATTATACCATTTTGTTGTTATAAAATCAACTCTGTTAAATCTTTATTTGAACCTATTGTACCTTTATAAAAAGTATTAAAAGCTAAACTTACTCTGGTATTAGTTCCTTTTTTAGTATCTACTTGATGAGTAGTTGATGATGGAAACATTACTAATTGACCAGTTTCTAAAGCAAACCACCATGTATCAGAGTTCCATATATTAAAATCTTTTATTTCAGGTTTAATTTGCTGGTAGTTTACTGGATTTGTAAATTTAATTTTATCATTTTCTTTATCACAATCAAAATATAATACACCAGATACAACTGAATTAGGGTGTGCATGAGTATGATGATATTGATTTTCTTCTGTATAATTTAACCAAGATTGAGTTACATAAAGTTCAATATTGTTCTTAGGAGATATAATTTTTTCTAAATAATCTTTACAAGCTGTATCTAAAAACTTTTTAACATTTTTAAATTCTTTTCTATTTAATATGTATTTATCTTTAGTGCTAATATTACCCTCATTATTAATGCAATTATTCTTTTGATTATCTACAAATTGTAATTCTTGTTTTGTAAATGGTCTATCCATATTTGTCATATAGATAGGAGTTGGAAATAGATTTTGAATTGTAGGTTCTTTCACACCACTCATTAAATATTTATTCTCTTAAATCCCAAGTAGTTGTTTCTTCATTCCATTTATAAACATTTCCATCAGTAGGATAAGCAATTGGTGCTTCCCATAGACAAGTATCTTCGTTTAATATCCAACTAGCAAAAGGTTTAGGTGGTATAAAAGCATCTCTAGTTTGGTCATATGAATAACCTATTCCAGCAAAGTTCTTTCTAATGTTTCCATTATAAGAAGTCTGTTTCCAAACATCTCTTGAATTATATAAATTATTTAAAAAATCTACTCCAGCTTGTTCTGTAGTTGCAATATCATTTGATACTACTTCAACTGTTAAAATTTTATTACCAACTCCTAATTTTGCGAAATGTGCCATTATGCTGTGTAACTCCCACTTGCGTTAAATGTTAAAACTGTTTTTCCTGAAACTCCTGTAGCGACTGTTGGACTTCCAGTTGTTGTTCCAGAATAATTAGCATCTGGCATACTTAAAATAACAACTCCAGAACCACCTGCACCAGAGGTACCACCACCACCGCTTCCAGAACCTGTATTAACTGTAGCACTTGTACCAGAGTTACCATTAGTTCCACCACCAGTTCCACCAGTTCCTTGTGTGTTTCCAATTCTAGTGTCAGCACTTCCACCACCACCACCTGCTCTTGTAACAGATGAACCTGTAATTGCAGATGCTAAACCAGCACCACCATTACCACCAGTTCCAGAGCTAGTAGATGTACCATTACCACCGACAGCACCAGCTCCACCACCACCGCCACCAACTTGATAATCGTTTGATGACATATTACCACCTGCATATCCTTGATTAGCTGTACCTGATGCACCAGTTCTGCTATTACCACCACCTTGAGCGCCACCTCCAGAACCACCTACACCACCAGAACTACCACCAGCACCTTCACCACCTCCTATTGAAGTAATAGTTGTAATTCCTGTTCCTGATATTGAACTATTCACACCTGAATTACCTAACCCTTGACTAGAAACCCCTGCTCCACCAGCACCAACTGTAATTGTATAAGTTGTCCCAACACTAAATGTTAAATCTGATTCACTACCTCCACCACCACCAGAAGTTTCAGAACCAAAAGAATTTCTATAACCACCAGCACCACCACCACTTCCACCTACATCACTAGAGTTACCACCAGAACCACCACCAGCGATAACTAAAAAATCTACTGAATAAGTTTGACTAGTTTCATTAGTAACATCATCATCAACTGTAGGAATCCAACCTTGTGTTGCTCCCGAATAAACTAAATTAACTGATTGTCCATTTGTATTATAAACTGGGTTTGGACTTGTATAACCTTGAAAATTTAAACTGTTTTGATTTATTGTAACTGCGTTAGTTCCCCATGTTCTTAAATAGTCTGAAAAAATAATTTGATCTCCAACACTTGCTGAAGCTGGTAAAGTAATTGTACAAGCATTTGAAGTTGTATTGATCCAATAACCATTTCCAGCTACTGCTGATAAAGTTGTTCCTGTAACAATAGATGATTGCCATGATAAAACACCTTCTACGGCTCCGTTGTCAATTACTGTAGTTCCGTCTGATACTACTCCCATTATAAATCTCCCTTTATCTTAGATAAATTAATTTTAAATTTTTCTCTAGATATATTATTAATCATAAATATATCATTTTCACCTTCTTGTAAAGTCCAACTTCCTTTAGTTCCATCTACTATATTTCCTTCAGTTTTTGCTTTATTGGATAAATGTAAATCTCCAGTATATAAATTTCTCCATACATTACCAGATGCACCTAAGTCGTATGTATCATTTGCTCCGGGTACAATATTTCCTGTAGCAGTAATACCTTCTGAAGTAACTATCCCTACATTTATATCTCCTAAATCCGTAGAAATATCTACAATATTAGTTCCGTCTGAATATAAAATTTTATAACCTTTATTTGTTGCAGTCCAAGTAGCTCCTGTTCCAGAAGTAGTTTTAAAAGTTACTGTAAAGGCACCTGTTGTTGCATTTTCTACAAGGTAAGTTTTTTCAATGGAATCTGGGATTACAACATCAACATTTGATGTAATTGTTCCTGTTAGTTTTATTACTTGATTTTTACCGTTTGATAAAACACCATTTGAAAAAGTTAGAGTTGCACCTGTTGTTGCATTTAACCCTACAGCATCATAACCACCAATTGCTTGTTCAAGAATTAGTAAGTTAGTATTTGTAAATTGTCCCCAAGTACCTGAATTTTCTCCAGTTGCTTGAACAGTTAATTTTAGATTAGCTGATGTTGAATTGGCCATATTATAAAT